GTCTGCAAGGTCGAGCTTTCTTTGACCGCGTGCTTGCCGAGATGGAAGGCCGCAGCGCCCCACGTCCCGACAAGGTCGGTGGCGCTCGTTCGAGCGGCACTGGTGGTGGCGGTGGCCCCGTGGGCGGCAAATCCTTTGCGGATCTGCCTGCCGACGCTAAGGCTGCCTGCGACAACCAAGGCAAAAAGCTGGTCGGCGAAGGTCGCGCCTTCAAGGACATGGCTGCATGGCGCAGCTACTACGCAAACCTGTACTTCCAGTGAAAGGAACCTCCATGAAAGTCCGTAACCACGAAGCGGCCCAGAACCCCGCTAACTCTTTTGAGAAATCCTCGGTCGACCGCAAACGCGTGCCAATGTCGACGGCAACGCAGAAGCTGACCGTTCCAGAAATTCCCGGATTCCACCTGCATTGGATGATGGGTTCACCCTCCCGTATTGCGCAAGCGATGAAAGCAGGCTACACTTTTGTCGACCCCGACGAAGTGGATGTAGTCAACACCGGCCTAGCCGACGACGCTTCGACAAGTGGGAACACAGACATGGGCAGTCGAGTCAGTCTTGTCGCGGGTAGCGACACTGGCGAAGACGGCAAGGAACAGCGGCTCTACCTGATGAAACTCCCACTCGAATACTGGGAAGAAGATCAGCGAGCACTTGAGTCAAAAAATGAGCAAGTTGCTGCCACCCTGCGAGGCGGTGGAGATACATTGGCGAACCCCAACGGGTCCGAAAACCGATACATCCCCGACGCGAACCGCAAGAGTGTTGCAAACCTCTTCACCCCCAAACGGCGTATTGCCTGATGGGACTGTTCATCTCTGATTAGGAGAATTTGATGGCTAACGCTAACAAACCGTCTGGTCTGTCGCCCGTACAGTACCTCAACGGTGCCCCTTGGAACGGGCAAGCGCGACTGTACTCGGTCGCATACAACTACGGCACTGCAATTTATATCGGCGACCCAGTCATTCTGTCTGGTACTTCCGATACGAACGGTGTGCCCGGTGTCACTTTGGCAACTGCCGGTGACGGAAACCCTGTGGTCGGTGCTGTGGTCGGTATCGGACGTTATGAGAGTCTGATCGCTAACCCCAACAACCTGAACATCACTTACTTCCCCGCCAACGGCGATGGCGTGAACTCGCCTTGGTACGTGATGGTCGCTGATGATCCAAACATCATCTTCGAAGCACAGGACATCGGTACAAGCACCCAGTTGGCCGCTACCAACATTGGCGAAAACATCAACTTGAAATCTGGCACCGGTAACGGTTTCATTTCCGGTTGGGGTATCGACAACGGTAGCCACGGTACGACTGCTACCTACCAGTGCAAACTGATGGGTCTGGTTCGCACCTCCGACAACGCCTTCGGCCAATACGCTAAGTTCTTGGTCAAGATCAACAACCACTTCTACGGCACCGGCACCGGTACCGCAGGCGTTTAATAAAGAAAGGAGAGAACCATGGCAGGCGTCATTAACACCGGTTCCCACCCGAAGCTACTTTGGCCTGGCATTCATGCCATTTGGGGTCAGATTTACAACGAGCACGCTAAAGAATACGGCGATCTCTACAACGAACTCGACTCCGACAAGGCGTATGAGCAAGACGTGGAAGTTACCGGCTTCGGCTTGGCTCCTGTAAAGGCTCAGGGCGCTCCGACTCAGTACGACTCGGAAATTCAAGGTATCGTTACGACCTACACCCACGTGGCTTACTCGCTGGGTTACATCGTGACTTACGAAGAACTCCGTGACAACCTGTACGAAGAAGTGTCTATGCGTCGTGCAAAGGCAAACGCTTTCTCGATCAATCAAACGATCGAAAACGTGGCTGCTTTCTTGTACAACAACGCATTCAGCACCACCTACTACACGACTGCCGACAACGCTGCTTTGGTTTCGACCCAGCACGTCAACGCAACCGGTGGTACATACTCCAACGCTTTGAGTCCTGCTGCTGACTTGTCAGAAGCTGCTCTGGAAGACTTGACTATCCAGATCATGGGCACTCAAAACGATCGCGGCTTGCTGATCAACATCATGCCTGAGTCGTTGCACATTCCTCGCCAGGAATACTACAACGCCAACCGCATTTTGAAATCGGTGCTGCAATCGAACACTGCCAACAACAACATCAACGTGTTGAAGGCCGTGAATGCGTTCCCCAAAGGCATCAAGCTGAACCACTACTTCACCGCTCCGCACGCTTGGTTTATCCGAACCAACTGCCCCAACGGTATGCAGATGTTCTGGCGTGATCGCCCCATGTTCGATCAGGACAACGACTTTGACACTAAAAACGCCAAAGCCGCTACCTACATGCGCTTCTCCGTGGGCGCATCTGATCCACGCGGTATCTTCGGTTCTAACGGACCTTAATACCCTGGTCAGATCGACTCAGAAAAGCCCGGTTCGCCGGGCTTTTTTGTTTCCTCTTGCGCAATGGCCCAAACGCTCTACAATCGCGTCAGGCACTCTCGCCACAACCCGCCATGATTAAAGGAGATTACTCATGGGCTACCCTACCAACCTCACCTACGGTGTTGCTACCGTTCCCCAACAACAACCGTTGGGCATGTATCCCCTACCAGATCCTTTTCACACAAGTTCTGATTCAGGTCTTGATGTTTACACCTATAGCAACGATTACACCGATCTTGGCAACGTCGCATCTCGCGTTATCACTGGCGCAAGTTCCACTTTTGCTTTGACTGACGGTATTGGCGGCTTTGGTTTGCTTACCCCAGGCGGCACTACTACAGCCACTACTTGCTATCGCTATGCTGCGTCGTTCCAATTCGTAGCAGGTCAAAAATTTTGGTACTTAAACCGTATCAAAGCCTCTGCTGTAAGCGGCAACCAAATAGTTCAATTTGGTTTGATTAAGTCAAGCGGTGGTACTAGCTCCACTACCGACAGCTTGTTGTTTGTCAAAGCCGCTGGTTCGACATCTTTGAACTTGGTGTCCACTGTCAACGGCACCGCTACCACATTGGTGACTGGTGTGACCACTATGGCCGACAACACTTTTGTTGACGTAGGCTTCTATTACAACGGTACTGACTTGTTGGTGTACTCTAGTGACGCATTAGTCGCTCGTGTCCCCGCTGTGACAATTGGCGCGTCTGGTACAAATTTGACTAACGCGTTAATGACCACTTTGTTTGGTATCACCCCTGTTGCCACGGAAACCATGACAATTGATTATGAGTTTGCGGCAATGGAAACCACTCGCTGATAAGGAACTTGGTCGTGGACATCAAAGTCACTCGTGATGGATTGAAAAACGTGGTCGTGATGGTCCACGGTGAGGTTGAGGACACCCTTGACCAGACCGTGGTCATCGATCCGGCTACTCTCCAGCACGAGTGCAAACAGGTGAAACTCGACCAGATTCTTTACTCGGTCGAAGGTGGGTTGAAAGTGCGCATCGGATGGTCAGAGGACGGCTTGTTGCTTCCTCTGGAGGGTCGAGGACTGTTGAACTACTATGCGTTTGACAGTCTCCAAGCCTCAAGCCTGGGCCAGAAACTCTGGATCAGCGCTACCGGTTGCGGTGCCTTTCACCTTGTCTTCGATATGACCAAACAATGAGGAACCATCATGGAAGTCACCCTGATTGGCGCATCGACGCCTCGAAACATGCCGATGGACAGCAGTGGCAACACGACCACATCGTCTGCCACTACCGGTAACAGCATCTACAAAGACTCGATCATTTGCGTGTTCCAGTTGACCTCGGCTGCTGCGGCCACCGCAGTAATCGAAGGCTCTTTGGATAACACCAACTGGTGCCCGATCACTGGCACAAGTGCCACCAGCACGATCACTCTTGCTGGCGCAGGCACTGGCGCGATCGTTGAGAACTCCGGTGGTAGTGCTTGGCGCTATGTGCGCTGCCGCACAACTGCTGCGACTGCCGCAACGACCTGCCTGATGGGTGTCTGACATGTCTGGGCCAGCAACCTACTACACGGCGCAGCGGATCATCCGCATGGCCTACAAGGATGCCGGTCTCATTCAAGATGGCGACGAGCCGACTGGCGAACAATACGCCGACGGCCTGATGCGGCTGAATGACATCGCAAACTTGTGGCAGACCCAAGGTCTGAAGCTGTGGCTCAACCAAGACTTGGCTGTCCCGCTTGTCGCGGGTCAGGGCAACTACAGTCTTGGCCCAGGCGGCAGCGTCGACATGGCAAAGCCTATGCGAGTCATCGAGTCGTATTACCTCGACAGCAGCGGCATTCGTCGCCCTCTGGTTCCTTTATCTTGGGATGACTATTTCCGTCTGTCCCAGATCAATCAGACGGGTCAGATCAACTCGTATTTCGTCAACAAGCAGCAGTTCAAGCTGGATCTGTTTTTTTGGAATATCCCAGACGCCCTTGCCGCTACCGGTACGGTGCACCTGTTGATCCAGAACCAAATCACGCAGATGGTCAGTTTGACCGACACCACCGCTTTCCCGATCGAATGGTCGATGGGTTTGCGCTGGGGCCTGGCTGATGAGTTGTCCACTGGACAACCTCAAGCCATCATGGATCGTTGCGAGAGAAAAGCAACAGCGTACCGTCAGGCGCTTGAAGACTGGGATGTGGAAGACGCGCCGACTTCATTCACGCCAGACCAGAGGGCCTTGTATGCGACTTCGTCATTTCGCTAAAGAGGAAGAGCTATGCCTGAAGAAAAGCAGACTGGTTCTAGTCAAAGACGTCTTACAGACCAAGAACTCGAAGCCATCAAAAAACAACTTCTCGACTCCATCTACGCCGACATCGGCAAGAGTGTGGTCAAAAAAGTTCTATGGATCGGTGGGGCGATTCTTCTTGCACTTTATGCTTGGATGAGAGCACACGGTTTTGACGGAGGTCCGAATGCCTGAACCGCAACGCCTCCCACTTGCCGTAAAGCCCTCTAACCGCGACGAGACAACCAATCGGGACGCGAAAATCGTCAACGGCTACGTTGAACGGGTCGGTGAGCGTGATGTTGAGGTCTACAAGCGGCCAGGGTATGCCCTGTTCCAAAACAGTGGCACGGCTGCGGCAGGCCTTGGTTCGTACAACTGGAACGGTGACCTGTTCACCATCTTCGGCAACAAGCTGTACAAGAACAACGTGGCGGTCAGCGGCACTGTCGACAGCAGCGCGATCTACGCGTTCACGTCCACCTTGGGCGGCAACCCTCAGTTGGTGTTCCAGAACGCTGTCAAGATGTACACCTACGACGACACCAACGGCATTGTCGAAGTTCATTCTTTGGCCCAGACCATTGTCACGGGCACTTTGGCAAACGGGTCACCTGTGGTGACCGCAATTTCCCCAGACACCTCGGGTTTGACCGTTGGAATGGTCATCACTGGAACAGGCATTCCCCTTTCGACAAAGATTTTGACCATCGATAGTTCTACCCAGATCACGTTGGACCAAAATGCAACGATCAGCAACAACGAGCGACTCACGGCTGCGGCGTCTGTCGTGTTGACGGGCGATATTGCCAGTGGTAGTTCGGTCATCACCAACATTTCGCCAAATACGACAAATCTTTTCCCAGGCATGTTTGTCACGGCCACCGGTATTCCGACACTGACCAAAATTCTCACTGTCGACAGTTCGACACAAGTGACAATAGATGCCAACGCTACGGCCACAACGACCGGCGTGTCACTGACATTCGAGACCGGATTCCCTTTGGAGCGAGTGCCTGGTATCGCGTATCTGGACGGCTACATTAACGTGATGACCCCAGACGCGACAATCTGGTCGTCGGACGCCAACGAACCTGACTCCTGGGCGCTTGACAGCAACATCGTGGCTCAAATTGAAGCTGATCGGGGTGTTTACCTGTCCAAGCAGCTTGTCTACGTGCTGGCCTTCAAAAAGTACAGCATCGAGATCTTCTACGACGCAGGCAACGCCACAGGAAGCCCTTTGTCGCCCGTCCAGGGTGCTAAGGTGAGCATTGGGTGTCGGCATCCCAACACCGTGTCGCAAATGGAAGGCACAGTTTTCTGGGTCTCGCAGGCTCGGGATGGCGGCACAGCCGTTTATCTGATGGACAACGTCAAGTCTTCGCAGATTTCGACTCCATCTATCGAGCGACTCTTGCAGCAAGCTGACTACACGACTGTGTATTCGTGGTGCGCACGGGTTGCAGGCCATCGCTACTACTGCGTGACCCTGGCGGCAAGCAACCTGTCGCTGGTCTATGACATGACCAGCCAACAGTGGTATCAGTGGACCGACAGCAACGGCAACTATTTGCCGTTTGTCAGCGCCAGCTATACCGGAGACAACCAGGCGATCTTCCAGCACGAGTCCAACGGCAAGATGTACCAGTTGGAGATCACAAACACGACCGATGAGGGTGCAACCATCACGATGGACCTGTACACCCCCAACTACGATGGCGGCACTCGCAAGCGCAAAAGCGTTGTCATCATGGATGTGATTGCCGACCAGACCGACGGCAGCGTGTTGCAGGTTCGAGTGAGTGATGACGATTACCAGACCTGGTCCAACTTCCGCGAAGTAGACCTGAGCAAGAATCGCCCCATGCTGACCAACTGCGGCACGTTCCGTCGACGGGCTTATCACTTTCGTCACCAGTCCAACACACCTCTTCGCATCCAGGCCGTGGAGTTGATGATTGATCTTGGGACGTTATGACGACCAATTTCCAACCGCCACCAACGTATGCTGACCCCGTCATCGTCGATGAGGCCACACGTAAAGGCCAGTTCAACCCGATCTGGCTGAAGTGGTTCCTTGACCTGTCGCAGTTCATCAACAACAACGGTGGCGGCGGCGCGATTCAGCACAACTCGCTTGGCGGGTTGCAGGGCGGTGTCTCGGGTGAGTATTACCACCTGAACCAAGCCACCTACAACATCCTCAACAACATCGGCACGCCAACTGCCGGTGCGGTGGCCTACGGTACAGGCTCGACGGTTGCGTTCTCGCCTGTGGGCACTGTTGGTCAGGTGCTTACCTCTAACGGTGCGGGTTCACCAACTTGGACAACTCTTGCCAAGACTACCGGATCGTCGATCCTGTACGGCAACGGCAGTGGTGGGTTCAGCAACGTCACGATCGGCACTGGCGTGAGTTTTGTTGGCGGCGTGTTGTCGGCCACGGGCAGCGGTGGCACTGTCACATCAGTAACTGCTACAACACCTTTGGCGTCCAGTGGCGGCACGACCCCTAATCTGACGATTCAGCAGTCCAGTGCCAGCCAGTCGGGCTATTTGTCTTCGACCGATTGGAACACGTTTAACAACAAACAACCCGCTGGCACTTACCTCACATCGGTCAGTGGCACTTCGGGTCGGATCACATCAACTGGCGGCACAACGCCGGTCATTGATTTGGCAAGTGGCATTGCCACACCTGGGACAACTGGATCGTCGACGCTGATCCCTGTGATCACCATCGACACATACGGTCGTGTCACCAGCATCACCACAGCATCTAACCCTCAAGGCACGGTCACTTCGGTCACCGGTACTTCGCCCGTGGTGTCCAGTGGTGGCGCGACTCCAGCGATCAGTTTGGCTTCGGGTTACGGCGATACCCAAAACCCGTATGCCAGCAAGACCGCCAACTACGTGATGGCTGCGCCCAATGGATCGGCTGGTGTACCGACCTTCCGCGCTCTGGTTGCCGCCGACATCCCTGCATTGCCGTATGGCACGGGTACGGTCACCAGCGTGTCAGTTGTCTCGGCCAACGGTTTTGCCGGTACGGTTGCCACTTCGACGACCACACCGGCGATCACCCTCTCGACCAGCATTACCGGTCTGCTGTACGGCAATGGCACGGCATTGGCAGCAACCACGATCAGCTCTCCGCTGACGTATTCGGCTGGCACTTTGGGGATTACCCAAGCAACCACGTCCACGAGCGGCTATCTCAGCAGCACGGACTGGAACACGTTCAACAACAAGCAGCCTGCCGGCACGTATGTCACTTCGGTAACAGGTACTGCTCCTGTAGTGTCTTCGGGCGGCACGACTCCTGCTATCAGCATGGCTGCGGCCAACGGGACGACCAACGGATATTTGACCAGCACGGACTGGACTACGTTTAACAACAAGCAACCTGCTGGCACGTATGTGACCGCTGTGTCAGTTGCCTCCAGCAATGGTTTTGCTGGAACATCGAGTGGCGGTGCAACACCTTCGTTGACCCTCTCGACCAGCATCACTGGTCTGCTATATGGCAACGGTACGGCACTGGCCGCAGCCACTGTCAGCGCTCCTCTGACCTACTCGGCAGGTACTCTTGCGATCACGCAGGCCACAACCAGCACGAACGGTTACCTGAGCAGCACTTACTGGAACACGTTCAACAACAAACAGAGCGTGTCTGCCCCGGTCACCAAAACTGCCGACTTTAGCGTGGCAACGACTGATCTCTGGCTGATCAACAACAAGTCGGGGTCAACTTGCACAGCCACGCTTCCGGCGGCGTCAAGTTATTCAGGAAGAGTTTTGCATTTCCAGAATTACCAGGCTCAGACGTTGATCTCGGCCTCATCGAACGTGGTTCCGCTGGTCGGTGGCTCGGCAGGCACAGCGATATTGAATGCGGTTGCAGGTGATACCTGCACTTTGGTGTCAGATGGCACGAATTGGCTGATTACGCAGTACACGCCAAACAACGTGCTGCTGTTGGAGTAAAAGTTGCCGAATCCAAGGGGTTCGGTAGAATATCGGCAAGTGCCGACATAGGAGAATGTTATGGGCTTTAGTCTTGGTAATTTGATTCCAGCGGCGCTGGGTTTTGCCTTTGGGGGTCCTGTCGGTGCGGCATTGGGTCTCGAAGGTACTGCTGCCAGCGTGGCTGGTGGTGCTCTGGCCGGTGGCCTGGGCAGCGCAGCTACGGGTGGTAACTTTTTTTCGGGTGCTCTGGGCGGTGGTCTTGGCGGCTACGGCGGCACGATGGGTTCTTTGGGTGCAGGCGTCGACATGGGCGGTGCTCAAGGTCTCAGTTTTGGCACAGCAGGCTCGGGTCTCGGCGGCGCTGGTATGGAAGGTCTCGGTGCTGGCCTGACCACTGGTGGCCTTGGTGCCGGTTACGACTTGTTTGGCGGTAGCGCACTCGGGTCTGGTCTTGGCGGCGCTGGTATGGAAGGCGCAGGTGCAGGCTT